GAGTGAAAGAATGAAAAACGCGATGGCACTTGCGGAACAGTGCTGGAAAAAAGCTAATGACGTGGAGCCTGAGTTTGTAGAGGAGTACTTGCGCCTCGCTGAAGAGTATTTAGGCACAAAACCAGCGGTTCAAGGCGATGAATTCCGCGCACACTGTGCTGCTAACGGGCTACGTAGACCATTGACCTTGCACCCAAATGTATGGGTATCCGGAGTAAAAGCTTTGAGGAGTATTGGATGGATTACTCCAATTAAAAAAGTGGAGCCGTCCAAATCACATAATCACATGCCAAGCGTCACTCTCTGGCGAAGCGAAATTTACTACGACAACTTTAAAGGTAGAAATGAAGCCGCCTGAGATCGTAGCCGTGGCGTTCTACGTAGCGATTGCCGTGTTCAGTTTGTACTATGGCGCAAAAGTTATTTCAATGGAGCCGTATCCAATGTGCGGGGTAGCTGAGATAAGCCCAGACTTTAGCGCAGAGGACAGGGCACGATGCAGACAGATGAGGGGGCATAAGTTATGACTGTCACAAATAAAAGGCTGGTTGAGATATTGACCACGGCGATGGAGAAACCTGAGATAGCAAACGCGCTGATACAGCGAGTGATAAACACACTGAATAAACAGCCTGAACAGCCGGACTTTTCAAAAGCTGGCTTTGGAAAGCCACAGCGCGAAGAAGGCTGCGCCGAATGCGGCAAGAAATCATCGGACGGTTGGGCGCTGTACTGCGTCAAGTGCACTGAACGCGCGTGGGTTGGGCTGACGGATGATGAAATTTTAGAGGAGTATAGGCAATCGTATGGCGATGATGGGGATTTGACTGACGTTTATTTTGCCCGTGCCATCGAAGCCAAGCTTAAGGAGAAGAACAGTGCCTGACGTAAAACTATATGACTACCAGCGAGAGCCGCATAACCCGCGAGTTCAGTGGACAGTTAGTTACGCGATGCCGGAACGCAAGGCAACCACGCTACATTGCAAAGCGCCGTGGGTTGATGACAACATACTCTGCTGTTACTACGACGGTAAAGATAATCTTATTGGAGTGCGGTTCGTTCATAAAGACGGGGCGTATGTGGACTTGATAAAAGTGGAGGACTTATGATCGACGCAAGAAAATTACCGAAGACAGGCATGAAGCGTTAGTTTCTATGCTGATGAAAGCAGCAATGTTATTAGAAGAAACGTGGGACGATTACCAATCCACATTACCACCAGACCAACGAGTAGGGAGTTAAACATGAAAGCATTTCCAAACGTATCAAACCAACAGGGCATGGACTTGCGCGATTACTTTGCAGCGAAGGCAATGCAAGGGATGTTGGCTAACAAAGGGGTTATATACAACAAGAACGCGGATGCAGATGATAAAAGCGGAGCGGAACGTGCGTACAAAATAGCAGACGCAATGATGAAAGCGAGAGAACTCTAATGAGCTTAGTCACCCTTGACTGGGAAACCTACTACGCCACAGGGTTTGGGTTCAAGAACCTGACCACTGAGGAATACATCCGCGACAAGCAGTTTGAGGAGATTGGTGTGGGCATCAAGATCGATGACGCACCGGCGTACTGGGTTTCAGGTACACATGAAGAGATAAAGAAACATCTGACGGAAGTGACAGACTGGTCGGACGCCGCCCTGCTCTGTCACAACACCCTTTTCGACGGGGCGATACTTGCTTGGCGATTCGGTATCCACCCCGCTTTTTATTTAGACACACTGTGCATGGCTCGTGCGCTTCATGGTGTGGATGCAGGTGGAAGTCTCGGCGCGTTGGCTGAGCGTTACAAGATTGGTGTGAAGGGCGATGAGGTAAACAATGCTTTGGGCAAGCGCAGGGCAGACTTCACACCCGTAGAGTTGGCGCGTTACGGTGAGTACTGCAAGAATGATGTAGAACTCACTTACAAGTTGTTTCACATGATGGCCCCGCACTTTCCCGGCGATGAGATAAAACTTGTAGATATGACGCTGCGCATGTTTCTTGAGCCTGTCTTCACAGTGGACGATGCGCTGCTAGTTCAGCGCTTGGAAGACTTGAAGAAAGAGAAGAATGACCTGCTGGCAACCCTGAAAGTAAAACTGGAGTGCGAGGATGAAGAAGCTGTTAGAAAGAAGCTGGCTAGTAATAAGCAGTTTGCAGAACTTCTTAGAGGATTGGGTGATCCCACAGTGGTTCCTCCTACAAAAATCAGCCCGGTTACAGGAAAAGAAACATTCGCTCTGGCAAAGAACGACGAGGGATTTATTGCATTATCGGAACACGAGAATCCACTTGTCCAGCAATTGTGTGCAGTCAGACTTGGTACTAAGTCAACTCTGGAGGAGTCTCGGATCACACGATTCATCGACACCGGAAAACGAAATCGAGGGCTACTGCCCATCCCCCTTAAATATTACGGTGCACATACTGGGCGATGGTCTGGTTCAGACAAGGTTAATTTCCAAAACCTTCCTAGTCGAGATAAGAAAAAGAAAACCCTTAAGAATGCCGTTCTCCCACCTGACGGATGGGTGGTCATTAACTGTGATTCCTCCCAGATCGAGGCACGAGTGCTGGCATGGTTGGCAGGACAAGACGATGTGGTGCAGCAATTCGCCAGCGGTGAAGATGTCTATTCTATCTTTGCTTCCAAAGTCTACAGTCGCACCATAACCAAGAAGGATGCAGAGGAACGCTTCGTTGGGAAGACCTGCATCTTAGGACTAGGCTATGGCACTGGCTGGAAAAAGTTACAGCACACGCTAGGCACAGCACAGCCAATCAGCGTTGCGCTACCCGACGAGGAGTGTCAGTCCATAGTAAAACTTTATCGAGATGTTAACGACAATATTATTTTGCTATGGAAGGAATGCGACAACGCGTTGACGGAACTAGCCAACTGGGATGCTAAGTCCAAGCCGTTTTATCTGGGGCTGCACGAAGCGTTGCGCGTAACCAGCGAGGGTATTGAGCTACCCAATGGGCTAATGATCCGCTATCCGAAGCTGCACTATGACACGAGCGAAGCCAAGTCCCAATACAAGTACAAGTCACGTAAGGGTGTGATCAGTATCTGGGGCGGCGCAGTAGTTGAAAATGTAGTCCAAGCGGTGGCTAGGATTGTGGTAGGCGAACAGATGCTTGCTATTAATGAAAGGTATCGAGTCGCACTGACTGTCCATGACGCGGCGGTGATCGTGGTTCCAGAGGCGGAGCGTGAAACAGCTATGGAATTCATCGTTGAGAAGATGTCCATTCCACCGGCTTGGGCTACAGGTTTACCGGTTGCATGTGAGGCAAAATGGGGGCATAGTTATGGAGAGTGTTAACAAATAAAGGTATCCCATGCAGCCAATCAAGTGGTCGTTCTCAGGTCTCAAACAATATATTAATTGTCCAAAGCAGTATCACGAAGTAAAGGTACTTAAAAACTATGAAGTCAAACCGACACAACAAATGCTTTACGGCACTAGCGTCCATGAAGCGTTGGAGAACTACGCGAAGGACGGTACAGAGTTACCCCACAACTACAAGAGGTTTGCGCCCTTGGTTGACCCACTGTTGGAGATCGATGGTGAACGGTTTCCTGAACATCAAATGGCGCTAGATGAGAACAAGCAACCCTGCGAGTTTCATTCTAAAGAGTATTGGGTAAGGGGTATCGTTGACTTGATGATCATCTCAGGGGATACAGCGTTCATCGTTGACTACAAGACAGGCAGCGACCGATACCCTGATGTAAAACAGTTAAGGCTGATGGCGTTGATGACTTACGCGCACTTCCCGCAGGTAGAGAAGATCAAGGCGGGGTTGATGTTCGTGATGCACAACAACTTTATAACAGAAGATTATCACCGTGGGCAAATTCCGGCGTTGTGGAATAGCTTTAATGGTGACCTTGAGCGCATGAAGGTGTCATACGAGAACGACATGTGGCAGATGAATCCTACGCCACTGTGTGGGTGGTGTCCGGTCAATACGTGTGAGCATCATAGGAGTCGATGATGAAGCTGGTAAAAGATAGTTTTGAGTGGAGAGACCCAAAAACTACCTTTAATTCCCCTAATCACCCACGGCGTTGGTTTCATTGTAGAGAAGTAATAATGCCAGAGGGTGCGGGAGGTAGGATTGTGACTGTATATAATCACGAGATACACGGAGCAAAAAATGCCATACA